AGTGGAACGGACAGATACTCTACTACTCACGCGCTGGGCGTGACTGCTACCCCGTACCGACCTACGATGCAGCCGTTACCGATATGAGTACAGAGGAAGGACTGGCGAACGTGGCACTGCGTAACGTCCGCAACAATTTCCTGCCTGCTGGTATGCTCATTGACCGCAACAACACCGCCAACACAAAGAACGCGGAGGAAGAAACAAAACAGGAACTCAAAGAGTTTCAAGGTGACACCAACGCAGGAAAGATGTTTTATGTCAATTTGCAGGGCGGTGACGTTGAACCCGAATTTAAGCCGTTCAAGTCAAACAACACCGACAAGGATTTTGTTGTGACTGGCGAGAAAGCACCCGACAATATCGGTCGTGCGTTCAACCAGCCGCCTATCCTGCGTGCGCAGGACGTAGGTGCGAATTTCGGCGCAGACCTTATGCGTAACGCCTACGACTATTACAATAGCATCACCGATACCGAGCGCGAGGACGTGAGCCGCGTGTTCGCTATGGTTATGGAGTACTACGTTGTGAACGTAAACCCCGAGGGCGATTACTCTATACTACCCAAAAAATACCGCATCAATGCCACGCTGGCAGAGCGTTTGGGTGACAACACTGACAAGGTACTGGAACTGCTTTATGATGCAAGCAAGAGCGAGCAGTCCAAGCGCGTGGTATTCAGCCGCGTGTACGGACTGGACGAGGACGACATTGACGAACTTTTGAAATCACTATAACTATGTTTATCACAAGTGACAACATACGCAAGTACCGCCAAGTGGCGCGAAACATAACCGAGGAACGTATTGAAATCTACATACGCGAGGCTATATCCTTTGACCTGCTGCCCGTAGTGGGTGCGGAGTTGATGCGTAAGTTTGACGCGTTGGAGGCTGCTACGCTGGATAAATCTACTATTGAGCAGGCTGCGCAGTTGGGTTTGACACCCGAGGAATACACCTACCTTATGGGCGGTTTTTGGACTGACGCGAGCGGTGTTGAACGCCAACAGAACGGACTGCGTGAGGCGGCTTGTTATTTCGCCTACGCCCGTTTCGTGCGTAACCACGCCACACAGACAACCCCGTTCGGTATCGTAGTCAAAGAGGGTGAGGATAGCAACGCTGCTACCCCGCAGATGATTGCCAGCGTGAGCCGTGACGCGCAGGTCATAGGTGAGCAGGTACTGCGTGACGCTGCCGCCTACTGGAAAGCGGTATGCGAGGATAAGAACACTGAACCCAAACGCAGGCAGCATCATTTTGTAGCAATAGGTGACTAACAATAAAAACGAGATATAACTATGAGTGCAGATTGCAGTAAACTGATGCGCAACAATGCGCTGGCGAATTGTGGTATCTTCAACGCAGGGATAGAGGCTGACCTTTTCCTTATGGCGAAAGAAGATATTGCAAGTTATAACGTAACAGCAGACGGGGTGGTAAACGCGTTATCGCTGAAAGCCAACCAGTACGCGGTACGTTATCAAGGACGCAGGAACTCGTATGACGCGGGTTTCGCTATGATTAAGGGTTCATTCAATAACGCGTTTGAACACCACATAACCTGCCGCACGTTCGTAAAGACGCAGGAACTGAAAGACCAAATGAACCGCCTCGCGTACTGCCGCGTTGTGGCTTTCGTGCGTAATGCCGATAGTCACAATATGGAAACCAAGTACGAGATCTACGGCTTGCAGAACGGAATGCTGATGTCGGAGATAGACTGGACGGGTAACGCAGACGAGGGTTGGCTTGCGTCATTCTCTTTGCAGACGATTGAGAACGAAAGCACGACACCCGTGACATTTTATAACCCGCTTTGGGGTGATGATATGAAAACCAAACTCATATCATATACGCAGTTGCAGTATTTCACCCTTTCAAGCGATTTGGTAGCATTATCGCTGCTGGACGGGAACGATAAACTCGCTTAACATTTTAATAACAACAGATATGGAGAAACTTAACCTACAATTCAATGCTGGCGAGGCACTCGCAGCAAGTAAGATGAATCAAATTGTTGGCGCGATTAACGAGGCTGCTGACGAAATTAACGCGCTGGCGTTTGAGAACAAGACAGACACAATCTATCTTGACTTTTCAAAGACGTCACCTATTGAGATTATAAGAGGTGATGTCAACGGCGATGTCATCAAGTGGATTCGTAACAACTCACACCGCTACCTCGTAAAGAAAACCGCAGAGGGTAAGGTAACTATGTGCCAGTTGTCGGACGGAGATTCAAACGTGTTCGCTGGTGACGGCAGCACTGCCGCCCTTGACGGAACTATGGGTGACGTAATGGTACACGTTCCAACTTTCTATTTCCGTGCGCAGCAACTCGCACTTAATAAGTGGGAGATTGTTTTTTCACTTATTGACTTGGGTGAGGAATGGAATAAATATGACGGAAACCAGTTGCTCGGTGCATACGAGGCATACGTTGATAGTTCAAAGGTCTATTCCCGCAGTGGCGTAGCAAGTACTGGCAACGTGTCGCAGGCTAACTTCAAGACCTACGCCCGCGATCGTGGTGCTGGTTACACACTCACCACATGGGAGCAGCACTGCGTCATGGCTGTTTTGTTCTACGCCCAGTTCGGCATCACCGACAGCCAGCATGTTATCGGTTCGGGTACTGGTTCCTACGAAAAGGAAACTGGACAGACCGACAGCCTCGGCATGGAGGACACACGCGCCGAGACCAACGGAAACACCATGGCAATCAACTTTTGGGGATTGGAAAACTGGTGGGGCAACAAATACGAGTTTATTGATAACGTGGTTGTCAATCCGCAGTCCGCAAACGGCGTGTGGCGTATCACTGACCGCGATGGCAACGCCCGTGACGTGCAGGGTGCAACCGAGGAAACCGCAAACTGGTATTACCCTAAATCAATGCGTATCGGAACACACTTGGATATGATACCCAACGTATTGGGCGGTAGCACGTCAAGCAGCCTTTGTGACGGATTCTACTATAGTCCCTCCACCTCTCGGGTTGTTCTGCGGTCGGGTGACTACGCGAGGGCGGATGGCGGTTGCGCCTGCGTGAGCGCGAACTTCGATGCGTCCTTCGCTTTCGTCCCCGCTGGGGCGCGGCTTTCCTTCGCTGGCGAAATCCATATTGAGGTGGACGTAGACGCTTTCAAGGCGTTATAATTGCAGTCGGCAACCATTCTATTCACTTAAAAAAAACATTACATCATGAATGAGTTTGATAAATCAGTACGCGGTTATGCTGCAGCAGGTATTCCGCAGGTAGAGAATGCAGGTGACAACGTCTATATCGTTCGCTGGGGCATCGAGCCCAACATCGTTGACGACGAGCAGCAAGGCGTCAAGTTCTACGCACGTGAGTTCAGCGGAATGCCCACACTGGGCGACCTCGTGAATGCTATGGTACGCACCCGTTACGCCGTCAATGACGAATTGGCATTGATGCGCCAGCGAGACACGAAGGCCGATGAATTTGCGGCGTACAACGATTTCGTGGAGGCTTGCAAGGCCGAGGCAAAGGCCCTGCTCGGAAGTGGCAACGAGCCGGCAGAGGCAGAGAGTGAGAACGAGGGTGAGGGCGAGTAAAGGGGAGTGAGGTCGTATGTTGTCACACTTGAATATGTACCCGACAAAGACGTTGGCAGGGATAGTGGCAGGGTTCACGAGCTTACTCGTAGAGAATCTGCTGCCGTTGTTCGTTGCCGTGATTGTCTTTGAGGTAATGGATTTCGTGACGGGTTGCATCAAGTCGGCAGTTGTCAGCAAGCGCAAGGGCGAGCGTTTTGCGTTTGAGAGTATCAAGGCGTGGCGCACGATATACAAGTTCGTATTCATACTGATTGGTATTGTACTGGCAGAGTTGCTTGACCAAACATTCGGTAATGAAAGCCGCTTGAAACTCGCAAACTACTTTACCGCTTTCTGCTGCGGTGTTGAGTTTTGGTCGTTCTTGGAGAACGCAGCCGTTATCAGCGACCACCCTATATTCCGTATGCTGAAAAAGGTTATGCGTGAAAAGGTGGAGGATAAAATCGGTACGCAGTTGGACGATGAAAAAGTGTAAGTATTTCGCGGAGTCGGAGTTCAAACGCTGCGACCCGCCCTGCTCAATGCAGGATATGGACGCGGGTTTCCTCGCCCTGCTGGACGAGGTACGGGAACGGGCGGGCATACCGCTTGTACTGAACTGCGCCTATCGCTCAATCGCACACGACAAGGCAAAGGGGCGCACTGGAAATTCAGCGCATTGTTCGGGTATGGCGGTTGATATTCGTTGCCTCAATTCGGGTACTCGCTGGAAGATCATTCGTGCCGCGCTCGCGTGTGGTATCACGCGTATAGGCGTAGGCAAGACATTCGTGCATATAGACGTAGGCGAGCGCAAGGGTTTGCCTCCCTGCGTCATTTGGGATTATTATAATTAACAACTATGGAACTGGGTATGAACTGGGATAATGGCGGTGGTGACAAGTGGCGCGAGGCGTTGGCTTGGGTAGTTATGGCGTTATGCGTTATCGGTATGTGTGCGCTCGTTACTGGGTGCAAGACAACCGAATACGTTGAAGTTCCCGTAACTCACACCGAGTACGTCTATCGTGACCGCGTGGATTCGGTAGCCGTACACGATTCGGTATATATCAAAGAGTGGCAAAGGGGCGATACGATACGGGTTGTGGAGTACCGCTATATAGACCGATTTCGGTATATATACGCCACTGACACGCTTATACAACGAGATACTATTTCGGTGGTACATACGGAGGTGGTGGAACGGGTTGAATACCGAACGCGGGGCGTGGTGAAGATACTGGCGTGGCTGGGTGTCGCTGGACTGCTGGCGTTGGCAGCATACTTATATTTGAGATTCAAAGGTTTTTTCCGCAGATAGGCAGATTATTAGTTTTCTTCATTTGATTAGGTTATGAAGTCGGGAACGGGTTGCGCGTGAGGCGTGACCCGTTTTCGGTGTTCGTGAGGGTATGTTTACGGAGAACGCGTTTATTTGCGATTTGAGCGCATTTCGTACACGGGGCAGTAACTTGTACCAGCGCGGGGTAGATAATCGTTTCACGGGCAAAAACGGGAAAAATAAGGAAAAACAAAAATTTTTTCAAAAAAAATCAAGAAAACGCTTGTTTGTTCAAATAATGTTTGTAATTTTGTCGCGATGAATTTAACAAAACCGATTATGACAACAAAGGAATTTAACAGAAACATTAAGGCAAAGGTTTACGGAACAGATGCCGAGGGTAAGAGAATCAACACACTGGTAGGATTGGGAACGCTGGTTAATATGTTCGGTGATTTTGCCTTCAAGTTTATTGACACTTTCTACGAGAGTGGTCTTGACAAAAAGCAGTTCAAACTGCGCAGCAAGACCTACAAAGTAACCCTTTACGCTTGCTGATTTATTCACCAACCTATAACAACAAACACAATGGAAAAACTGACAAAACTGACAGAGCAGCAGCAGAGAGAACTGGACGAGTATATCGTTAATGACCTTTGGCTTGACGATGACGGGTATAAGAAACACGATACCGAGGTTGAACTGGGTGGAGTGTTGTTCTGCATTGAGTACGAAACAGACCGCGATTCTCGGAGTTTGAATAACGGCACTTGGGACTATCCCTGCGACTATGAGGTGCGTATGGATTATCGCGTGACTGCCCTTTATTACTACGATGAAGAAACAGACGAACGCATTGACGTAGCCTGCGAGCGTGAGGACTGGTACAGAGCATATTGATTAACCTATAACAACAAACAACAATGGAAACAAAAAACAACGTCTATCATATGGTTGCCGACAAGATTGTAGAACAACTCGGTAATGGTATTATTCCGTGGCAGCGTCCGTGGTCGGGTACTGCCGAGGGTGCAATTAACTATGTAAGCCGCAAGCCGTACTCGCTGCTGAATCAAATGTTGCTGATGCGTGAGGGTGAGTTCCTTACATTCAAGCAGATAACCGACTTGGGCGGTACTATCCGCAAGGGTGAGAAATCAAGTATGGTTGTATTCTTCAAGAACTACGTTTACGAAGAACTGCAAGAGGACGGAACGAAAGAGGAAAAGAGCGTGCCGATACTGCGTTATTACAACGTGTGGCATATAGACCAGTGCGAGGGTATTGAAAGCAAACTGAACGCAGATGAACACCCCGTATCCGCTCGCCTTGACGAGCAAGAGAAAATCATTGACGAGTACATAAAGCGCGAGGGTATAAAGTTCCAAAACGACCAGCCGAGCAACCGCGCTTTTTACTGCCCCTCGGACGATTACATACAAGTTCCGATGATAAGCCAGTACGCGGAGGTAGCCGAGTACTATTCAACCACGTTTCACGAAATTACACACTCAACGGGTGCAGCCAACCGACTGAACCGCAAGGGTTTCACGGGCGTAGCGGCAAAGGGTGATGAAACCAACTCCCGCGAGGAACTGGTTGCCGAAATGGGTGCGGCTATGCTTTGCAACGTGACGGGTATTGACTGCAAAAAGGCGTTCCGAAACTCGGTTGCTTACATACAGAGTTGGGCGCGTCACATAAAGAACGATGCAAAGATGTTTGTTATCGCAGCAGGGCAGGCAGAGAAAGCCGCCAAGTTCATACAAGGCATTGAGATTGATAAATGATTATTCACACGGGCGGGGCGTTTGCCCTGCCCCTTAAACGATAAACGACTATGATATTTACGAGAGCAAAAAAACGGGTTCGCTGCACAAATGCAGCAGAAATGTCTTGACGTGATGCAGGGTTGTAATAGCGCAGCCGCACCGCGTTTGACAAATCGCGAAATGGACGAGATACGCGACTACGCAGGTAAGATTATAAACATTTTAGCGCGTCACTGATATGGCGAGATATTTATTCATTGTCGGTATCTACACGCTGGGATTCGTGGTTGGGTACTGGACGAGAGGCAGAAACTTAAAACGATAAATCACTATGGAACTGAAACTGATTAACTACGCGAAACGTAACGGGTACGACACTACCCGCATTGAGAACTGGACAAAGACGCTGGGTTACGACCCTACGCGAGCCGCACGCAAAAAAGGCCGCGAGGAACTGGCAAAGATAGTCTGTATTGAAAGCAAGACGGGTGACCTCAAACGCACGCACGCGCTGGTGTCACTCTTACGCGCTGACTACGCGCTACGGCAGGCATACAAGGAACTGCCCGAAATCAAGGCGAAAGAACGCGCTGATATGGATATTTCAATGCAGGTTGAGGCGGCATTCCTGCGCCTGCTGCATATAGATCTCGCGCAGTGCGATTGCGCACACGTTTGGCAGAATGAAACGGATTGATTACTTTTGACGCATTGAACGCCCGTTTACACCTTTGTTGCGGGTTTGTTTAATTCCTCACTGGATGCGGGAGGTCGTGAGATTTCCCGCATATATTTTGCACAATCCGAAAAACTGAATTACCTTTGCCGCGACACAAGTTGTTGAATCCGCACTAATTGTACATTTCTACACTTGTTGTTATAGGTCAGAGGGTTGGATATGCCAGTATCTAACCCTCATAATTTTTTTCGTTTTCGTGTATGCAGGACGCGAATCTATTTTTATATTTGCGTGAACAAACAAGATTGCTCAACCTATAACAACAAACGAACGCGACTGCGTGGATTTGAAATGTATAATTATTCGGGATAGGTGTTTTAAGTATTGACCTATTAAAAATCTCAAACCGAATCTTGCATCCTACCCGACAACTGAAAGACTGGCAACTTTCGGTGAGGGGTATAAAGGAGATAAAGTGCGGGCAAACGTGTAACCTCACGACCCGCGACTTGTATGACCGCCTTTATACGGGTTTGATGCAACCGCGAAACAAGGCGCGGAGATGCAGGGCGTAGCAACGAGCCTCTACGATTAAACCCTGCACTGAATTACCGAATAATTGTACGACTTTACCACTTTACTGGTATGGTCGTTTTATGTTTTTGTATGGCATAAGGGTTATACAAGGATATAAAGGAGGCTTGCTTTGTCTGCGTTGAAAGTCCGTTGATAACCCCGTTGATAATGTGTTGATAACCGCGTATGCAGTACGCCCGCAGGTTCGCGTGAAATTCGTATCTTGTAGGGTAAACCTAATCAACAAACGACAATGAAGAGAATCATTTTCGGGGCGGCTCTGTCCGTCCTTTGTCTTGCGTGTTCGCAGGATGAAAAAGAGTTCACGAACCCAGTGCAGACGACCACCGCGCAATTCGGCTGGCGTATGGTGTCAAGCGGTGATATGACGCGTGCAGTGACAACGGGTGAGGCGTTGGCGCAGATTCGCGCCCTGCTGCCTACCAATGAAGAACTGAACCGCACTGGTATCAATCTAACGGAACTATCCAACCAGCAGAACGTAAACGTAAGCCTCGGGCAGACGTACACGCTACGGACGGGTGACTACGCGTGCGTGTACGAGTACAAGCGAAACGGGTTGTCATACACGGGTTACACGCTTAACGCCTTTCCCACGTTCACGATTAACTACACGTTCACTATCACGCCCGAAACGCAGTACTATTCGCTGCCTGCGCAATACACCTGCGCGGCACTGGTTTGGGATGCAACCGAATGTGAGTTGTCGGTCAATGAACTTCCGTTGAACGCCACCGCGCAGACGGGCGCAGACGGAACGCGCGTTATCTTCGTGTACGGCTACGCAGACGATACCGCGCTAACGCTGACGCTCACGCCCGTAGATACGGACGAGTTCCGCGTTACCCAGTGTTCGGTGACGGGCGCAGACCTGCAACTCGGTCACTATTACCGCCTCGCGCCCCAGCCAGCCAAAACGTCAGCAGGTGTGACACTCACGCTTGACGATTTTACCGAAGGGACGCTATAAACCGAGCGCGTACCGCGTAAACGCGTTTTCCTTTGATTTGAGGCATTTTCTCCCGTTGGGTGGTAACTTGTATTACCCAGTGGGAGAAAATCGTTTAGAGGGCAAAATCGCAAAAAATAACTATTGTCTATAAAAAGGGGTGCGAGTTGTCGCTGGTTTTCAAATTGTTTTTGTATATTTGCATTTAGTGATAACTAAACAAATGCAAGATGAAACAAAAAGAAAATTGGAAACCTATTGAGGGTTTCGCAAGGTATGAGGTTAGCGATTGTGGGCGCGTGCGCAGGACGTGTGATGGACATATACTCGCGCAGCGCGAGAATCGTGGCGGGTATATGCAGTTGAATTTGGTGATTGAGCGTGGGCGTAAGGTGACGCTAAAAGTTCATAGGCTGGTAGCACTGGCGTTCGTTACTGGGTATAGTGAGGGTTTGCAGGTAAACCATATTGATGCTGATACGAAAAACAATCACGCCAGCAACCTTGAATGGGTTACGCAAAGAGAGAATCTAAATCGTAACGGGCATAATATCCGTATGGCTCAAAGCAAAGGAACTCGCGTTGAGCAACTTGATTCGGACGGGCGTATTATCGCGAGTTATTATTCTATTGCGGAGGCTGCTCGCAGGACTGGCGCAGACGCGACCACTATATCACGAAACATAAAAGGACTGGCAGCGCACGCACACGGGTTTCAGTGGCGAGTTTCAAGCCGATAAACAAGGGGCTTATTTTTTTTTCAAAATTTTTTCGCAAAATGTTTGTAGATTAAAATAAAAGTTGTAATTTTGTTGCAAAGAATTAAACAAACAACAAAATACAAAAGGATATGAGATACAAATGGAAACCGAACAAAGCCCAAAGGCGTGAATTTGCTGAACGTATGGCAACCGATACGGCATACCGTGAAGCATACCACCAGCGCAAAGAGCAAAGAGCCGAAAAGAAGCGTTCAACTTCAAAGTTTGATTACCAAACGGCAGGGGGCGAATACATACCCACCGAAAGCCAAAATAAGGCAGCGTTTGAATTACTGAACCTCAACCCCACAGCCGAACAAAAAGAAGCCTGTAATATGGTATTGTATGGCTATTCCTGTAAAGAGAAAGTACACCACGATTTTATACACCTCATCAATGAGTATATACGGAACAAAAAATAAAGTTTGTTCAGAGAGTAACAAAAGTAACTTTAGTAACTAAGCATAAAAGACAATGGCAACAAACAAATTTCTGACTGAAAAAGAACGCAAGCGTAACGCGCGAAATGCGATGATACGCAGCGAGTATGCGGAGATATGCAAGGCATATCCCGATGTGACGCTCAACCGAGCAGCAAAGGAACTGGCGAGAAAGCACGGGTTATCCGTCTATATGGTTTACCTAATTTGCAAAGGTCGCTAACTCTATGACACGCACAGAACCGCAAGTGAACGCAGCCGCCAAGTATTCCGTATGCGAGGCAGCAAGAGCGATGCAGTGCAGCCGCGCGACATTGTGGAAATATGCGAATTACTTTAAGGTCGTACCGACCAGCAGCCGCGTGACGGGGCGCAACTATTTCACTGGTGCGCAGTTGTTACGGATATGGCGGTGCGCGTATTAAACTATTATCAACTTATAACAACAATCAACTATGACAAAAAGAGAGAAAGACGCATTTAGCGCAGCACTTAACAGAGTGCAGGAGATTCAGCGTATGTGCCTCGGTACGGAGGCTCATTTTATGGTGCAAGTCCGCACGTTTGACGATGGCGATTTTGGAATACTGGTTACAATCAACAAGGAAGATGAGGACAAGTTCTTTCACCCCGTTTTGTATTCAGCCGCTTTTAGCAATAACGCAGCAGGGCGTAAAAAGTTCTTCAACGAAATTACAAAACCTTTGAGGGAGTGGGGCGTATTATGAAAAAGTTATCCTCAATTTGGCTTATGACCTCGCTGGTTATACTGCCCTGCGTGCTTGACCTTGAACGGCTGGGATGCGTGATATTCATAATGGCAAACCTTATCGGCAGTTTCCTGCTATTCAAAAAGCATAACCCCGAATACATAATCAAGTAACAACCTATAACAACCTATCAAAATGGAAAAACTGACAAAGATTCAAAGCGAACTGAAAGCACCGAAGTCACTGTATAACGATTTCGGTAAGTACAACTACCGCAGTGCTGAGAACATTTTGGAGGCAGTCAAACCACTGCTGAAAAAGTACAACTGCACGCTGGTACTGAGTGATGATGTTGAAATGCTGGGTGCGCGTGTATACGTCAAGGCAACCGCCACGCTGACCGACAACGAAACCAAAGTGCGAGTAACTGCGCAGGCGTTCGCACGCGAGGAAGAGAGCAAGAAAGGAATGGATGCAAGCCAAGTGACGGGCGCGTGCAGCAGTTACGCACGCAAGTACGCCCTCGGTGGTTTGTTCTGCATTGATGACGGGAAAGACGCTGACGCGCTGAACACCAGCAAGCAGTACACGGAAGATCCCAACCTTGAACTGGCGTTGCAGCAGGTGCGCGATGCAAACGATATGCTGACGCTGGGACGAGTGTACCGACGTTGGGGCGCATACGCACGCAATAGCGAGTTCCTTAACGCTTGCAGCAAACGCAAGGCAGAACTGAACGCAAAGTAATCAACCTATCAAATGACAATGACAATGGCAAAGAAACCGACAAAACTCTTGACACTGGCTGAACTCCCAGTGTCACCCGTAGTGTTTATTGAGCAGGAACACGAGTATTTCTGCGGTATGGACAAACTCACTGGCGTTACCACAATGCTGATCGCGGTGCTGGGTAACAAGTACACTGATATTGACCCCAACGTCCTGCGCTTTGCGGCAGACCGAGGAACGGCTACGCATATAGCCATACAGAAATACGAGTGTGAGGGCGCGTTCAATGACGATGATTTACACGGAACTCCCTATGAGGAACATACCCCGTCCGCACTGGCAAACGTGCTTGACTGGCAGCGTGTGCGTTGTGAAAGCCTATTGAGCAGTTGGCGCACGCTGGGCGCGGAATATCTTGTCAGTAACGAACAAGACCTCGCCAGCAAGATAGACCTCGTGATGCAGGACACTGCCGACAAGAGTATTTACCTCGCTGACATTAAGACCAGCAGCGAACTTGACGTTGAGCGTACTATATGGCAGTTGAGCGTATATGCGTACTTGTTCACGCGACAGACCGCGTACAAGGTAAACGATAACGTGCTGATAATACACGTCCGTAACGGAATTTGCAAACCCTCACTTCACCCGCGCAAGAGCGATGCGGAGGTAGAGCAACTGATAGCCGACTGGCGTGCGGGCGTGACACGCGCACCCGAGCAGCCGAGCGTACCCGCACAACTGGTGCAGGTAGGCGCGTACTACGCTGAACTGGAACGGGCGATCAAAGAGGCTACCGCAAAGCGTGACGAGTTCCGCGAGCGGATGATGCAGTTAATGACCGAGGCGGGCGTGGACATCGTAAAGACAGACGATTTCACCTGCTCGCTGGTTGCCGCTACCGAGCGCAAAGGGTTTGACTACAAGCGTATGATGAAAGAACACGCTGAACTGGGAGATCTCTTTGGAGAGTATGAAACGACAACCCAAGTTAAACCCTCAATCCGCATTATTGTAAAATGAAAACCGCAGTATTGATTCTTGCCGCACTGGTGGCGTTGCTGATTGTGTGCAGCCTCGAGGTATTTGTAGCCGTTGTGATGCGTTTGCAGGAACAGAGCGACAAACTGGATGAATACGAAACCCGCCTCAATAACTTGTCCGAGGCGGGGCGTATTACCACCGCGAGAATAAGAGAACTGGAACAGAGTAACCAACCTAATCAATAACAACTATGTACTTAAACGATGTAAAACTCATTTTGACGCTCGGACGCGATGCAGAGAGCAAGCAGGTAGGCGAGCGTAACGTAATCAATTTCACTGGCGCGACAACCCGCAAATGGCGTGACGCGCAGGGTAACGAACAAGAGCATACCGACTGGGTGAACTGCAAGTACTGGGTGAAATCCTCAAAGGTGGCGCAGTACCTCACGAAAGGCAGACCCGTATTCGTGCAGGGCAACCTTGAAACGGAACGCTGGGAGAAAGACGGGAACAAGTATGAGCGCGTGGTAGTGAACGTGCAAGACCTGCAACTTATGCCCCAGCGCGAGCAGGGCGACCAGCAGGCGCAGCCAGCACCCCAGCCTCAACAGCAGGGCAAAAGTCCGTACAAGCCAACGGGTGACCCCGAGCTGCCGTTCTAAAAAAACAAAGAAACATTTGTGAATACAAAAAATCCTTTGTTAATTTGCGGTTGAAAAGACTGAACAACGTGTGTTGCACAACACGGAGATAATATTAACAAGGGTGTTCCCAGTACGCAACGTAGGTGCAAATGCGTTGCGGAAAAGACACCCTTTGTTTTTGAAACGCAGATGAAAGATAACGTAATTTTTTGGCGCGACTGGGACGATGCAATACGCTCACTGCCCGACAATGAGCAGGCGGAGGCGTATCGTGCCGTTATGGATTACGCTATGAATGACGTTCCGTATTCGGGCAGCAACGGGGCATTAAGAATGCTGATGCAGTTTATTACCCCGAAGATTGACGAGGCAAAGGTAAAGTATGATGCAGTATGTGAACGCAATCGTAGCAACGGGTTAAAGGGTGGCAGACCTCGCAAAACCGAGAAACCCAGCAAAACCCAACAAAACCCACTGGGTTTATTTGACGAAGAAAAAAACCCACAAAAACCCGATATAGGATATAGGATAAAGGATAAAGGAAAAAGGAAAAAAGATAATGATAAGGATATTATACTACCTATACCTACAATAGATGAAGTAAGGGAATATGTTAATAGTAAGGGGTATGATATAGACGTTATGGCTTTTTGGTCTTACTATGATGCAAGGGAATGGATGAAAGACGGAAAGCCTATCAAGAACTGGCATTTGCAGGTCGCTACTTGGGTAAAGAATCAAAACCGATATAACAATCAAGACAATGGAATTTCTAAACGAACAAGGGCAAATCAGCGCGGGGAAAGCCCTATCACAGATTGGCAGAACGTCACGGAAGACGATATGCAATTTTGACTTTGAGGACGCAGAGGACGCGAGAGTGTTGCTTATGTACTTTTACATGCGCAAGGTAGGTCACGAAATCAGCAACTACGACAAGGTTTCGGCTTACGCCAGCGAGATAATTGACTGGATGATGAACGGGGATAAGTGCCTGCTTATGCTCACGGGTGACACTGGCTGCGGCAAAACTACTATGATGATAGCCGTTTGCCGAATGGTGAATCACATTTACTACTCCAACACGAGCGGCACTGGCACAGATGCAGACCGCAGGGGGTTTCAGTGGGATAACGCCTATAACATAAACAACTGGGCGAAAGATACTCCCAAACGCTACGATGATTTCAAGCGTTGTGAGTGGGCAGCGATAGACGATATGGGGCAGGAGAACGCCAGCGAAATGAATTTTGGCTCTGCGCTTTTCCCAGTGCGTGACGTGCTGCTTTACCGCTATGATAACCGACTGCTTACTATTGTAACAACCAATATGACACCCAAACAAATAACAGAGCGTTACGGGCAGCGTATAGGTGACAGACTGGCAGAAATAGCGCATATAATCAAGTTTAACGAAACATCATACCGCAGACAATGAACGAGCAGGCATTAAAAGACGCGATGCACACGGGTTGCGAGTTTGGGCGTTTCAGTTCCGAAACACTGGTTGAGGAAACGATACGCTACTCAATAACCGAGGCGCAGCGTGTACGCGGACAAGGGAGCGGTGACGAAAGTATGCTTTCAACCGCAGTGCGTAAGGTTGCGGAAGTAATCCTCCGCGACTACCCTACACTGACCGATAAGGAGTTTACTTTGATTTTGGAGGCTGGCATATCGGGTGAGTACGGAAAGGACACTTGGGTTTCGGGTGCTATGGTGTTGCAGTGGCTGAAATGCTATATGCGCGACCAATCCCGAATAAAGGTGATTGACGATGCAGATGCGGAGCAGCAGAAAAGCAAGCGCAAGACCAAAGAGGAAATTGACGCGCTCAATGCCGAGGCGTGCGAAACCAAGATACACGCAGCATTTGAGTACTACAAGGAGAAACGCGATTTGTTCGGCAGCGATGAACGGGCGTTCCATAAACCGCAGTTCGCAGCCGTTGTTTACAACTGGTTTCGTGACAAGGGTAAGATACCCGAACCCACTGACGAGCAACTGAAACGCGCCAGCGACTACGCAGACGTGAAAGTGATTGAGAGCCGCACCCGCAAGGAGTTTATCAAAAGCGCGTTTGTGGACTGGCGCGATTGCTCTTTGCTGATGCAGTATTTTGATAGTATCATAAATGGCAAATGACTATGAACGAACCTAACGAACGCAGGATATACCGCGAGCGGTGCAAGCATAACCTCACGGGGCAGTGTCTTGACAAAAGCGGCTGGGACGCAAACGGCTTTCACTACAATATGGCTTGTACGGGCAGGTGTGACCGAATGCGCAGATACGACCACGAACACGGGTTGCAGGGTGAGAAGATACAAGTGACGCAAGACTGAAACCCGAAATACGCATTTTCCTTTGATTTGACGCGTTTTCTCCCGCGTACTGGGTAAACTTATAGGGCGCGGGGCGAAAATGCGCTGACGGGCAAAAACGCAAAAAATAGCGAGTGACAATGAAAACAATAAGCAACCAAGATGCGGACACGCTGGTACGGGCGTTACCCCTGCTGCGGGCGATGCACTTAAACAACCTCGCGGACGAAAACACCCGCAGGCGTGCGGTACTGGCACTCCGTAGGCTGGAACGGAAACATAACCTAAAAGACGATACAATTATGGCAAACATCAACGACAACGCGGCTCAATCAGCGAGCCAAACAAAGCAGATTCTTGAATACCTGCGTGCAGGCAACCGCATTACTCCGTTGGAGGCTCTGCGCTTATTCGGTACAATGCGGCTCAACGCCCGCATTTGGGATATTGAGTGTTTGACGGGCATACGACCCAAACGCGAACGCGTGCGCGTACAGACCGCCAACGGGGGAACGGCAATCGTGATGCAATACTGGCTATGACACCACTGGCGCGCAAACTGCTTGACGTAGCCTGCGAGGTAAGCGGGTACTCGGCTGCTGACGTGTTAAGCGGCTGCCGAAAACGCCCGCTACCCGCAGTGCGCTATATCGTGGGTGACGCGCTGATGCGGGCAGGGTATTCAAGTGCTATGGCTGCGCGGGAACTCGGTATAGACCACGCCACACTGCTACACGGGCGAAAACAGATGAACGACTGGAAACGCTCACGAGCCTATGACGTGGAACAGAATATCAAAGACATGTTTAACGCACAGATACAAGACGTATGGAAATCAATGGTAAAGAGGCAAAACTGACGGGGTTGGAGTTCCGTTTCCCCGACAATATGGAAAACGGGGCAGTCGTGGAGTTCAAGAGCGACCAGCCGATATCCGAAGATGCAGAGCTGCGTTTCACAATCAACGAGGCGCGGCTAATCGCACGCTCGCTTTCACACGTGGCGGTTGAGTTTTGGAAGCAACTGGACGCAGGACTACCCAAGTCACTGGAAAACCCAATCGCTAAATGCTGACGCTATGATACTGGGTAGTCATAACGCGTGGAGTTATCTGCCGCCCCGCAAGTGGTGGCAGAGGCTCTTACGTTTCACTGCCCGTTGCCAGCGCGTGAATATAGCGAGGCAGGTGGCGGAGTTCGGTGTTCAGTGCGTGGACTTGCGCGTGCGTTTCGCGGCTGACGGGGTGCGGCTGGTTCACGGGATAGTGGAGTACCAGTACACGCGTGAGGAATTAGAGCAGGAACTGACACGGCTGAATGCGTGGGGTAGCCGCGTTCCGATGTATGTGCGCGTGCTGCTGGACGTGCGTACCAAACGGGCGTACACGCAGTATCAGCGTGAGGCGTTTTGGCAGTTCTGCAACGAACTGGAAATGCTTTACCCTTACCTGCGGTTTTGGTGCGGGCGTAACCTCTACAACTGGAACACGATTTACACGTTCCACTACGCACCCACCTGCGAGGAACGCAACGCCAGCGTGTGCCGCCCCAAATGGCTGGGCGACTGGTTTCCGCTACCCTACGCCCTGCTGCATAACCACCGCAACCGAGAACGCGGAACGGATAAGGATATACTGCTGATTGATTTTGTTGATATAACGTGACGTATGGACTGGAAAGAACTGATAAATAACCCCAACAAGCGGTACAATTACATAATCGCCTGCGACCCTGACATAACCCGTTCGGGGGTGGCGTTCCTTAACGTGAAAGAGCGCAGGTTTGAACTGGTGCAGGCTATGACGTTCCCCGAACTGCTGGCATACATTGACAAACTGGCGGCACTGGTAGGCGAGTTTCGCCCGTTGCTCGTTATTGAGGATTCGGATAGTTCAACGAACTGGCACTTGAATAAAGTCAAGGCGAGCGGGTTGTCACTTGACCGCAAACTCCGTACCGCAGCCGCTATCGGACGTAGCGCGGGTATGTGTCACGCAGTCATACGCCTGCTTAACGAGTATGCGCAGGCGCGGGGCGTGGACGTGCGTATGCAAAAGCCACTGCGCAAGACGTGGCGAGGTGCAGACGGGAAGATCTCGCATTTGGAGTGTGCGCAGTTTATGAACGGACTACCAAAACGCACCTCGCAGGAAACAAGAGATGCGTGTTTGTTGTGCTGGGTAGTAGCAGGATTGCCGATAAGATTAAAAGTATAACTATGGGAAAAGTAGGAACACCCCGACACCACGATTTGACGGGGCAAAGATTCGGGAGATTGGTTGTTATTGCTGAATCAACCGAACGCAGTGCAGCGCGTGGTATG